TGCTCTGCTGCCATCTGAATAGTATTTCGCGCTACCATCTGAGTAGAAGAACGGAACCGCATCTATACGCTCTACCTTTGTTATCGTAGCCCGTGCTCCCGAAGAGTTGAACATGAAGGAAGCTCCGGCCAGCTCGGTCTCCATTATTGAAAGTAACTGGAAGATGGCTTTCTTGCGCACGTACAGTTTGTCAATCCATCCGACAGACTCGCCGCCCTTTTCTGAAGAGAATGACATACCAGCACCCATCATACCAGTCACGAAGTCAATTGATTCCAGGAAAGGAGATATGATACCGCCAAGAAGCTTAATGAGATAGTTTGTCTGGTCTTCCTTGTCCTTTCTCAATAATGTTGCAAGTGACCGTTTGGCCGAAAATACGTTACTGTCCGATGGGGCAGTAGAATCATTGGTCTTAATCACATATATGCTGCTTCCTCCGCCTCCAACATAAGTATGCCCTTTATACGTAATCGACTCCAGTTTCTCTTCCACATCATTAAGGCGAGAGTATGGCATACTTTCCCCAATAGTATATACCGGAGAATCCCATGGAATGTCAAGGTTAAACTCCCATCCGAGAACACGGCTTTCACGGCCATTCTCAAAAAAGGCTTTATTGACCAGGTTTATCTTTTGCCCGAACTCGAAAAAGCGTTTCAGCTTGTCTTCATTAACCCATTCTGACCGGAGGGTAGTGTAGTATGTACCATCGTCCTTTTTTCGCTGGTCTGCTATCTTCTGTGCCTTCTCTTTCAGTTCCTGCTCCGCGTCCGGAATCATTTGTACAGAAACAAACTTTGGATCAAAACCGGAAAGGATATACTTGTCATCATTTTCAGGATATATGGTATCATCCGGCAATGGACGTCCGTAGTCTTCGCTGCGGACAATTTCCCAAAGCTGGCTTCCGTTGTTGTCCGGGTCAAAAATAACACCGAACTCCAATCCATTCATTTTTCCGGACTGAAAGATAATTGTCAGCTCTTGGCCCGGAAGTATGTAGTCCTTGGAGAAATTCAGGCCAGTATCACGATAGCGATAGTAAGTCACGGTTTCCTGACCTCCGTCTTCATTTGTAACGGTTTCCGTCCTCGTAGATACACTTGACATCGTACTTTCAAGTCGGGGATATACCTCGTCAAATACCACGATGTCTTCAATTGCTTCTTCCTGGCTCATGTCAGGATACACATCTATGTATGGTGTACCAGCGGGAAGCATAAGTCGTCTTTGCACAACTCCGTTTACTACCGTCTGCTCTTCAATTGGACGGTAGTTCTCAGGTATGTTTCTTGTAGATCCGAATGCATAAATGCGGGTGGCATAAGTGCCTTTGCTCTCACTGCGAGTCATGGCAGACGCTTCAACCCCTAACTCGATTTTCACGGCATCACCGAATTCGTTTCGCCCAAAATGAATTACGTTGTCCGTTATCCAGCAATCACAGTTCCACTTATCCTCACCCGCCATTGAGAATAAGGCATCCAGCAGGTTCATATTGTCATACGTCATTGCAACTGCCTTATTCTCTACTGTTGAATCTATTTCAAATACGAATTCTTTTCCCTTATAGGTATATCCCAAAGCTTTCAGGTTACGTAAGAACACACCAAGCTGTACATCAAGGGCTGCGGTGAGAGACCATGACGCTTCATATCCAGCATGTTCAGGAGTGTATTTGAAAATTTTGTTTTTCCACTTCCAGTAGTAAGCATCCAGTTTCAGCTCATAATCATATCCACCGGTAGAAGCATTGAAAGAAGGTTTCTGCAGGTCTGTTACCTCATATACTTTTGAAAGTAAGCCGCCCAGTGAATCATCAAGAACCCCGGAAAGGTCTACATAGTCTCCAAGTTTAAAATATATCGGTTCAGGCACGGAGAATGGGAGAACGATGTAGTCCTCTTTCATCAGTGTAAACTTTCCCTTCGCCCCTTTGTTGATAGGGGCGGAGAACCTCGTCTTTCCGGATATGTCCTTAATTTCAATCATATCCCCAAAGTTCATAAATAGAAAATGGAAGCCCTTAAAATCCGGACTTCCATTTGAAACAATAAAGGAAATGTTCGTTATTCGCTTCTATCCATTGGATTCGGTTCGCAAAACTTACTTGAAACCTTACCGAAACACCTGTCAATACTCAACCCGTAAGAAATGCTCTTACCCAGGTAAACCAGCTTGTAGACTTCGTTTCCAAGAGTTGGGATTTTAATGTTTACGGCACCTTTTTCCAGTTCTGACTGAAAGGCTTTCTTCTTTGTCCGATAGTCACCTTCTGTGTCTCCTTCTATGGTGAACTGGAGAGTGATTTCCCTTGATGCGACTTTTGCATTGTCCGTTATCACTCTTTTCCCATGTTCCAGGCGGCTTTCGTCCTCGATATAATCTTTCATCTGATTGAATCCGTCAATAGCATCCAGAAATCCGTCTCCCATGCGGACACCCCATGTGCTCCAAGCATCCTTCCCGTTAATAAATAAATCTCCTGTCATAATCTTGCTGTATTACGTTTCACTTCTGAAATATCTGCCTTAATATCTTTCAAGTATTTGGCTGAGTCTTCAGTATTCTCTCTGATTTGCTGTAACTCCAGATAGGAATTGGCCAGGATGGTACGTGTCTCGTCGGCGATGTTGTACAGACCAGTTACTTGTGATGTCAAGGCACTGATGGAACCTCGCAGTTCGGTAATGGCTACCGTCTGTTGCTGCTCTGCTGTCTCTATCCTAAGATTGGACTCATACACGGCAGTGAATCGTCCGCTCAGTTCTCCGGCATCCTCGTGCGTCATTTCCGTACCGAATCCACGGCTGGAAGCCGACTGCTGGGAACTGTTGCCAGCCTTGTCGTATCCGGTAGCTGCTGCAAGTTCATCCCGTAGTTTCAATGCTTCATTCACGTACCCCATATATTCGTTTTGGAGTGAATTGCGTTCACTCTCACTCAGGTTTCCGTCCTTCATACTTTCACCGAATCTGTTCCACCAGTTTTCAAGCTTCTGGCTGTACATGTTACCAATTTTGTCTGAAAGCATGGCACGCATAAAGTATTCGGATAGGTTATCCGCAAAATCTTCCGCCGAGGCATCCATATCCATGAGGGTATCGATGAAACTATCATACATGGAATCAAAACTTATTCCGGTAAGCTGTTCGAAAAGTCCCTCTTTCAGTTCTTCGAGGTTTCCGGCCAGATCTGCATATTCATCTAGTGCATCAACGACAGCATTTCCATAGCCTCCTTTTCCTGAATCGGCCATTTTCTGCCACAAGTCTACATTCTGACGTAATAAGTCCATCTGCTCCGGCGACATCTGCCACAAGGAATCTGTACCTGTGAATTCTGCCATGACATTTTCTCGAATCCATTGTATGTCACTTTCCGACCAGCCCATGTAATAGGCCCAGCTATGATGGCTGCTGTGATAGCCAGCATTTGCCTGCGCTTTTGCAAGGACATTCTTGTTGTATTCCTCCTGATACTTGATGGCTTTATTGTACTCTGCTACGGATTTCTCGCTTCCCTTGCTGGACTTCATTTCTTCCGTAAGGGATTCGATGGCAGACTGCAACTTTTCGTTTCTGTCCGTGAGTCTGTTGATGGTATCCTGCACCTCTTTTTCGTTTCCTCCAATACCGAAGAGTTTGCTGAATCCGCCGAAAGTCAAAGTATCCCATATTCCACCTACAGACTTAAAGACACTACTGAATATGTTACCTACGAAACCATCCAGCCCCTGTGTCCCGATAGCATCTAAAAGAGAAAATGCAGCTCCAATTATACCTCCAAGTTTCTCGCTCTCTTCTGCAAATATGTCTACTATATTTCCGGCTAAATCACCGACCTGAGAGAGTGAAATTTCAGAGTTTGAACCAAGCTGGGTAATGACGTTCGACAATGTGACAAGGTTGCTTGTCGTTTTATCTGTCGACTTTTGTACATTGACCTGAGCGTTCTGCTGTCTTTTCTGGGCATCATTCAGTTTCTTCGTGGCCGCTTCCTTCTGTGCATCTGTTCCGCTTCTCATGGCTTCGTTGTATTCCTCCTGAGCTTGTGACAGTTCTTCCTGTGCCTTGGCCAATTCGCTTAACTGTTCGGGTAGGTCGGCCAGCAATCCTCCTTTGTCGATAAGAGTTGACTGGATGTTGCTTGACGCCTCGTCAATGACCTTCTTCTGGTCAACAGCCATATTCTTGTATTCTTCGGAGTTCTTGAAGTCCCTAAGCTGCTGCTTTACCTTGTTCAAGGATTCTTTGGATACCTTATCCAAGTCACCGAAGATAAGTTCCCAATTGATTCCCAGTTTCAGCTTCTCAAGATCAAGAGAGGAGAGGGCCTTATCCATTTCTTTCTGGAGTATGTCCTTGTCTCCCTGAGTAGCAGCCTCCGAGATTTTACGGGTGTACTCAGCTATGATTGCATCACGTTTCTGCATAAATGTACCATAGCTTTTCAGGTAGCGTTCATTAGCCTCGATTGCAGCCTGATTTTCGGCTTTCGTAATTTCGGCCAGCCCTTTTTCACGCGACGTCATGGCATTAGACGCACGACTTCCTAATACTTCCCGCTGTTCAGACGTAAGTTTTCCTCCTTGTGCATCTTCCCATTTTTTGCGCTGTTTCCTAATTTCGTCGATTTCTCGCTGGTAATCCAGCTCAATCTGTCTGCGCTTCTTTTCAGAACCTTCTTTCATCAGGTTGATTTCTTCCTGCTGATTGGTTCTGCGAAGCTGAAGGAGTTCTTCTGCAACCTGTTGCTGCTCTTTCTTTTGTCGCTCGGCATCTTTCTTTGCCTGATTCTCTTGTTTGGTTAGAGTGTCTCCCGTTACACCACCGAGCGATTTATATGATTTTTCTGCTGCTTCCAACTCTTCTACAGCTTTCTTATAAGCAGATTCAGTGCCTTTTTTAGCATCCTCTACAGCCTTTAATTTTGCTTCGTAAACAGCTTTTGCTTCTTTATATGCTTGCTGATACGTCTTTTCCGATGCTTCCCTTTGCGATTCCAGGCCAGATATGGTGCCGTCAATCCCTTTTAACGCTGCTTGCGCATTATTGAACCGTATTTGAACGTCAATAGGAATTGTTGCAAAAGGAAAATTCTTAATTTTTTCTTGCTCTTCCTGCAATATTTGTCTTGCTATATTGTATTCGCGTATAATCTGCTCACGATTACTTCTTGCTTCCATCAGCTTGACTTCTACAGGTTTCGAGTTTTCCTCTGTTTCCTTTTTCAGTCGATTATATTCGCTCAAGGCTGATTTCCACTTGTTAAGATTTGCTTTTGCTGATTCTATTTGTGAAGCGATTAATGGGGCACCTTGCCCCGCATTTTTTAAAGAAGCATTTAATGATTTTATTTTCTCCTCCCATTGTTGAATATTCTTTAGTATGTTTTCATAACTGTTCTTGTCTCGTTCCTTATTCAGTTCTTTATTTGCTTCTGCAAGATTGAGTACAGCCAGTTGTTCACGGGTATAAGCAGAAGAAAGTGCAGGAGAATACCTTTGTAGTTCCTCATAGGCCTTTATCTTTGAAAACTCTGTTTCTGTCTCATCTTGGATAACGCGTATCAGCTCTTCTATCTTTTTCTTGCGTTCCTCTTCCTGATTCGCAAAATTCTTTTGTTCTTCATTGAATTTTTGCTGTGCCTTTTCCGATGCGGTTGTGCTGTCATGAAAGGCCCACATAGTAGCAACAAGCCCGGCAAGAACCGTAGCTACCAGGACATACGGGTTAGCTTTCATAACCGTATTCAAAGCCTTTTGGGCTATCGTTTGAGCTTTAGTAACCAGTATTGCAAGTTCCATTCTGGCCGTTAATGTATCCTGAGCTATTCGCACAACAATAAGAGCGGTTTTATATGTTCCGTATGTAGCAATCAGTCCTATCAAAATCTTACCAACAGTTTCATAGTTCTCAATAAGACCTTTCAATCCTGAAATACCTGCAGAAGCAATTCCCTGAGTATCTTTCCCAATCTCATTCAACATTGTATCCCAAGCATCTCCAAGGTTACTCAACTGACCTGTAAGAGACTTAGACTGTTCTTGCATCAGGTTATAATAGATTCCTGATTCACTAGTCATATTTTTGAAGGCCTGTTCTACTTCTTTAAATCCTACCTTGCCTTCCTTTACTAAACCGGAAACTTCATCTTTTGTCACACCAAGCACTTTTGCAAGTTCCTCGTATATTGGAATACCACGTCCTGCAAACTGACGAATATCGACCGCATAGGCCCTTCCTTGTGTCCTTAATGTGCCATAGAGATAGGCTATTTCACTAAGCTGGGAGCCAACACCGGCTGCTACATTTCCCAACATTACAAGCTCATCACCCACATTCTCAGCTGACGAACCGTAAGCAATCATTTGCTTGGCAGATGATGCCACCCCTTGAAGGTCAAAGGGCGTCTTTGCGGCAATATCCACCAGTTCCGACATCAGTTTATCTGCTTTTTCCTTACTTTTCAGCATGGTTGAAAAAGCAATTTCAAGCTGCTGGAATTGTCCTCGTACATTGACAAGTTCTGTGGCAAAGTTTTTCAAGGCAGTTACTCCACCTATTACACCAAGTACTTTGGTTAAGGAAACGGACATCTTTTCATTTGCTTCGACCGTTTCACCTGCTTCTTCCTTAAAGGCTGCATATTCATCCTTCAGTCTCTTTACTGAAAGACGGGCTTCAGCCTGCTGCTGAGTCAAACCAAATAAAGTAGCTCTTTCTTCATCGAGAGTCTTCTTTGCAGATTGGTATTCTGATAATAAGCCTGCAGCTCCCGTCGGATTTCTTTTTAAAGCTGTTTTATAAGCATCGCCCAACCGCTTAACATCATGTTCTACGTCTTTGACAACTCTTTTCTGTTCAATAATTTTTTGAGTAAAATCATTTACCGATTGTGATGCATTGTAAATATTGGACTTAAAATCTTTTTCCATCACTGCGCCAGCTTTAGCCGCCTCTGTTACCAGTCCCATCATCTGCTGACGGGCAGATGCCAGTTGCGTTTCTAAAGCCTTAGCTGCTGCAGGAGACTTATTTACATCCATCTTCTTGAGTTGAGCTTCCAATTTACTAATCTCATTACGAAGTTTTATAACTTCATCATAATCGGCCGCAATTTTAAATACAAGTGTTGGCATACAAAAAAACTGAAAATTAATTGCATGAAGTTAGCACTCAGTTAATTAATATTCAGTTTTTACGATGATTAATACCAAACAATAAACCTATTGTTGCGTATTTGTGTTTTTCAGTGCTTTAATAAAAAAGGCGCATCATAATGATGCGCCAGATTGTCAATTTGTTCTTTAATTTATATCAAAGCCTCACGGCTGGAATATCAAAACTTGACAAGTTCCATTCTTTTAAGAATTTCATTGTATTTGGATTGTATATATGCTTTCTGTTTCTCGGAAGCCGTCACGATCTTGCCTTTGTATTTTCGCATCACAGATTCATTTAAACCTATTTCCTTTGCGAACTTACTGGCATTGATGAACGGAAATGCCTCAAAAAATCCACTTAAGTCATACACATACTCCACAGAATAGCCAACTTTATACCAACTTGGAAATTCACCATGTTTTTTTTTGTAATATTCCGCTTGTTCCTCTAAAACAGAAATAAAGTCCTCTTTCGCTTCCTGTTCTGTAAGCCCAAAGCCATACGCACCGTTTACATCTTCAGAATAGATAGAGATTCCTCCATCATCTGCTTTTTCAATAATAGCCTGAATCTTCTTCATAATCGTGTATTTAAAGTTTTGTCAATTAAATGCACCCACCGAAGTGGGTGCTGTTCTTTTACTTCTTTAACCCCGCCTTTTTCATCATGCTGTCAAGAGTACCTTTAGGTATCTCTTTGGCTGGATGTCTGCCTACAGGGATAAAGTAGTCAAAGTCGGGATGAACATACTTGTGATGTTTCTTTCCCTTTTCGATTGTCCAGCCTGCTGACTCAATCAATTTGTAAAACTCTGAAAACTTCATAAATCAAAGAACTTTTAATTGACAATGCAAAGGTAACATTTTCGTTACTATTAAGCAAATTTTGTAACGTTAAAAAGTAACGTTTCTGTTACTTTTAACATTCTATTGTAGCCATATCTATTTCTTATTTCTTCTTCTGCGTGAAGCCATATCCTTACCCTTCACCTTTGTAACCTTGGTTCCGGTAACTGTATGGAGCTTGTCACGCTGCATTAATACTAAATTCCTGTATGGTATCTCATAGACCACTTCCCGGTATGACAGATGCAGATTTTCCATGAACGACGCTATCTGTCCCAATAGAGTGTCATTCCCTACAACCTCGGTTTCGCTGCCAGCAGGCTTACGTTCCTCGCCAAGCTGACAGCTTTGAGAAAAACCTTTGAGTCAATCATAGAGAGTGCTTCATCTAAAGCATTTACGTTTTCTTCGTATGTTCCTTTTGCCAGTTCTTCACTTAAACTTTCGTCACCAGCTATCAGCCAAGAGAGAGCCTTGCTGTAAGCCTCGCTTTCTCCAAGGGAGAGAAGCACTTCTTTCAAATTGTCTGCTTCTTGTACGCCTGACAAATGGGAGATCGCCCCGGCCAGTTTGTGGATAGTAGGAGGGTAGAGCGTGTAGGCTTTCCCAGCGACAAACACCGTTCTGAAATCACTTCCGATAATGGATTCTGATACTATTTTCGCTCCTTGATTCATTCTGATAAAAGATAAAAATTAAGGGGTGAAGCCATAAAGCCCACCCCTGTTATGGAATTCAATCTCTACCTATTGGATAGGCATTAAGCACCTGCTGTTACTTCAGATGAATCAAACCAGTATTCCGGTGCAACTTCTGCATTTTGTGGTTCCAGCTCCACCGCACTTACAGGAATACCGACAGCCTTGTCTGTTGTGGCTTCACGTGCACCGATGTCAGCACGGGGAATCACACAATACTGGTCATCGTCAGTCAAAGCAACAAGTAACTTCTCAATGTTTACCTTACCTCTTGCACGCTTCCAACCCTTATCAGTGTTAATAATATCGCCACCCATAAGGTCTTTTTTAGTAGGATAGTCGTACTCGCCAATGGTAAAGTTGACGGTCACGTCACCCATTTCCTTTTCACTTCGATAGGTCTGGCCGGTAAGCTGGTTCTTATAGTTCGTTCGGCTTGCTTCTGCCTCTTCGAGTGTCCACGTATCCTGGTGGATATTCTTTACCTCTTTCAAAGTTTCACCCTGTAAAAGAGTGTACAAAGTATTTCCGGTTAGATCTTCTGCTATAGCACTTGTTTCGCCATACCAAAGTTTCTTAATATTTACAGCTGTGATTTTCTTTGCTTCTGCCATGTTATTTCACATTTAAAACTTCAAACAAAATTCTTACATTCACATAGTGACACTTTAAGGATGTGTCCTCCTCAGTTCCGATTGACTCGATGGAATATTGATAGGTGGTACCATCATAGCGTCCGGTTACTCCGTCAAACAATTCTTGCGCCTGTTTCTCCAGTTCGTTCAGCCGGATGGTGTTGGCTTCACCTTCTTTTAAGTCAGGAACGCAAAGATTCACCTCAACGAAGGATTTCTTCCAGTACGTTCCCGGCTGCTGTTTCTTAGAGTGAATGACAATCCTTTCGGACTTCATCGCACCCGTCAGTTTCTTGCCATGAGGAACAATGTCAATGCCGAAAGGCTGGCAATCACGGTAGAGTATGTTTGCTATGTCGGTAGTCACTATCATTTGATTTCCTCCTTCAATCGTTTCTCAGCAAATAGGGCTGCACCTGTCAGGACTTCGTAACCTTTGGATTCAACGAACGAAGCATATTCAGCTTCATTCCTTAACTCCAGTCCATCATCCTGAACTGAGTATTTGTTTGACTTACGGAGCGTTCCGGTCCGGTTCTGGTAACTTCCGTTCTTCACAGCGTAATCGACAGCTTCCTTGCCAACTTTATCTTCAACAGATTTCACCTCGGCATAGCCTTGCTCGAAAAAGCTATCCACGTCCGAAAAATCAAATTTTACAGCCATATCTCTGAGTAACCAAAATAGTTTGTATTCTTCACCATGTAAACCTTGCCAGTTCCACGGATATTATCGCCATCCATACATCTGACCTCATCACCAGCCTTCAGTGAGGATTTCTTTTCACAGACTACGTGATAGTTCGGTCGGTACACCTTGCCATTCTCCGAAGTAAACTCCTTGGTTGAGTTATCGTCGCACCGGCACTTACATACGTCCTGCCAGCTTTCTCCACCGGTTCCGGGAATGGGCCGGCCGAACTCGTCTGTTTCCATCGGAGTAAAGACCTTAACCTGTAATGTATGTGGAGCAAATATCATAGGAATCTGACTTTAGGTTTATCGCTTAACGTATCTTCAAGACCATACTTCTTGCACAAGAAAGAATAGTATTCCTTCAAGCCTTTTGTATCCCATGACATAGAGAAACCATTCTCGCTGATGGAAGTGGCACGGAGTAATAGAGAGGGGATGAACTTCGCCATAGACACCGAAACAAGTCCGATGTTTGACGGGCCCATCTCATCCTCTCCGCTTACTTCTGAAGACAAACTTATCTCCAAAAGGTCAGCCTCCGACAAGTTGATGCCGAAGGTCTGAAACTTCTGTGATATGTAGTCGTTTACTGTCATTCGTTCATGGTTGACAAATCAAAGTTCACAATCAGGTTCGGGTTCGTAATCTGCGGAATCCACTCAGCGGTGTATTCCAGATAACGGCCGTTCTTGTCCTTGTAACCGGAAATAAGCATGTCACCGTCTGCCTGAGTGTAGTTACGTCCCGGTACGCCGTCCACTGCTTCGTACGGAGTGTGGAAGCGCATGTAACCGACCTTATCCTGCGGAAGCAATGTGATACGGTCGTCGGCGTAAATCTGTACGTTCTTTCCGGTCTGGTCTTTTACGTAATCTTCCTTGATTTCAATGGCCGGAAGCCCGATGCCAGTGAACACTTGGGAAGCCAGTTGAGAGGTAATCAACCCGGTTGAAAGATACATCTCATTTCCTGTAAGCTGCATCTTGAACTTGTCACCAAACTCAGCCGACCCGATGATATTCTTCACGAAAGTTCCTCGTGACATAATCATCTTTTGGAAGTTTCCATAGTCCGCTTTCAGTGCATTAATCTGCTGCTGCAAATAGGTAATAAAGTTCGTCTTCGCACCAGTATCAGGCTTGATAAACTTGAATGGCAATTCAATGTTAAGAAGGTCGACACCTCCTGCATTATCGTCCTTGTTCTTGACTGTTGCTTCTCCGGTCATCAGAAGTGAACCTACGATAATATCCATGCGCTTGTGAGCTGCTAAAAGTACCTGACGATAATCGTCGTAGATGAAGTTCACGATTTCCTGCATGGCTGCTACCTGGTCAGCAGGTTTTGCTGCATTGAACTTGTCAATCAAGTCCTGAAGTTCGGACAAGCGGTCAATGGAAATCTGGTAAGCATCGCCAAGATAAGCGATTTCACCATATCCTGAGCCGATATTCCGGCGTTCACGGATAGGCTTCTCTCCGTATCGTGAGTTAATGGAACCGGCCATCACGCCAGTAACCAGCCCGATGTAGTCCTTGAACACACGGGTAGTCGTTCTACGGAAATCCAGGTATTGCTGCCAGTAGATAGTATCCTTACGTGTCTGAAGGACGCGCTGGATAACGGCGTTTACGATATTGGGGTCATTAAACAGAGTATGAATAGTTAGCATCATGTTTTACCTCCTTTCTTTATTTGCTTGCAATTACACCTGCTGTTCTCAAAGATGCCAGAAGGGCATTCAATTTTGTATGTGCATCTTCCTGCCCAGTAGCATCATCTACTTTAACACCCTGCTTTACACCTCCGAGAGCAGAAGATGTTGCTGCAGACAAAGTGAATTTGTTGGCTTGGGATGCGATACCATCCAATTTAGCTTTGTCTTCTTTACTCATCAAGCCATCTTGACTGGAAGACGCTTTGGCAACTACAGCCTTTCCACTTTGAGTAACGTCAGGAGCGTTGAACTGGAAATGCGGCATGTTGGCCTTGTCAATGTCAGAGAAAGGCATAACCAATTTGGTAGGCTCAATCTCGAATGCTCGCATCAAAAGAGCAACTAATACAATGCCTTCTTCTACTTGTACTCTTCCGTACAAGGCTGAGTTAGCAATGACTTTCGGAGTTGTGCCGCTTACCGCTGTAGCTTCATAGAGTACAGTACCAGCTTCCAACGTTTCGCCAAAGTCGGCAGACAGCGTCAACTTATCGAAATCTTTGTTTGATTTGTCAATACTGTTGATGGTTGCTCCATGTGCACCGTTTCCAAGATGCATACCCACATAAGCCAAAGAGTTTTTCTTGATTTTCAATGTGGTATTGGAACCGGTGGTAAACTTTTCATAGACTTCTACACGGATAGCCACCTGAGCGGTCTTCTTCACCAAGTCGGCGGCAATCGGTGTAAAGGATGGAAGAAACGAACCTGCAACAAGGTTGGTCGTATCCAGCTTGTAAGGCCCTCTGCGTCTTACTCCGGTAGAAACATCATAGCGTTCCTCGATGGACGGTTCAGGCTCAATGTTGTACTTAAATCCTGCTGACATAAATTACTTGTTTTGTTGTTCGACAATAGATTTTGTGTCCGCCTCAATCATTTTGGCGAACTCACTCGCTTCTTTCTCCTGCTTCTGTTCGGCAGTCTCAGGAGCTTTTGAGAACTGAAAACCGTTGTTAGACATATCCTGCTTCATGTCCTTGAAATAGGTATCCAAGTCCGTGTTCTCAGGAATGTTGCGGTCTTTCAGCATAAATTCTGGAATACCGTACTTCTTCGCCACTGCCGAAATCTGAGAATTGCGCTGCGCCTGCGCTTCATTTTCCTCCATTTTGGCCAGCTTGTCAGCAAATGGCTTGATTCCAGCGGCGATACCGTCGGCAATCATCTTTGCGATGTCCGTTTCCTGTGGCTTTGGAGGGTCGTTTGGTTTCGGTGGTTCTGGTTTCGGATTCTCGATTGGTCTCCCGTCTTTCAGTCCATGCTTCTTCTCGTAGTTTGAAACGGCGGAAGTCTGCGCTTGTCCTGCACGGAAATCACCATAGTTTTGCATCACGTCCTGGAAAGAGATACCCTCAACGATGGAGTTTACCTTCGTCTCGTCCGTTACACCCTCAGCCTTTTTCGTAGCTATACGGGTAAGTGTGGCAGTGTCCACCCCAGCGAATTTCTGTTGCAGTCCTGCCAAGATTTGTTCAAAGATTGTCATACCGTATGAGTTTGATTAATAATTTCATACGGTAAATTTACTTATAGAGAAAGGGAAGGGGAAATTTTAAGGCTAACGATACGAAACAATTAAGAAAATGTTCGTTTTTAAGAGAAAAAGAAAATAGCGGCACCTCGAAAGGCACCGCTACTCAATTCGTCAATATTTTAGATTTTCATCCGTATTCTTTGTACAAGCCCCGTAATTTTTCTGACTGAATTGTTCTATTTTTCAGATTTGCTACTGGAGCTTTTGAGAGAGGAAAGCTGTTTCTGTTTCTCAATGTCGTTCTTCTGCTTCTCAGCCTGCTCTTCCTTGATGGCTTCAATCTCATCCAGAACTGCATCCACGTTCCCCACAAAGGTGATAGCCCGCTGTTGCGACCAGATTTCACCGTCCTTGGCCTTGATTGCCGTGTCTATCTTGTCTTTGATGTCCTCCAGCTTATACGGCTGCATCTGCACATCCACGTCAATGGTTTCGGAGGCTTCTTCAAGGGTGGAATTCACGGAACCTAACGCAGAGACAAGAAAGTTTACCCGTCGTTGCATGAACTCGCCGACGGTTTCATTCAGGTTCTCCACATTCAGGTGGGTGGACATGAACACATAATCGAAGGTAACACCGGAAACGGCGTTTCCTGTACCCTTCAGGGAGTCAAAAGAGATTCTGGGCGTATTGGTCAGTCCGTATATCTGGCTCAGCAAGGTTTCTACCTCGAATTTGACAGTATCAGGTACCTGTGACCAGGTAAGATACTGGGCATTTGCTCCCTGTCCGGTCAGCTCGACAACACGGTTCTTGAACTCACCGGAGAAATTCTCCACGTTACCAAAAAGCATGAGGATAGGGAAGAAGTGGTAGTCGATACAGTCTGCATAGTTTGAGAGAAGCTTCTCCAGTCTTACACGGAGACTCTTTATCTTCTCACAGTACGCTTCCGGACGGTACATATAAATCACCGGCATCTTATTGAATCCATGAGCAAATGGGCCTTTGTCGGACCAGCTGCTCGTTAGCTCCCACTGGTAAACCATATCCTTGGTAATGGTCATGAAACAGGTAATCTCTACATCTTTCAGGTCTTTTTTCTTATATTCACGGGATAGGGCTACCAAATCCCCCTGGTCATTGAAGAAAGGGTAGAGTTTGTCGCCACGGAACGGAGACCAGATGGCACTCTTCAGACGGTATTCAGGCTTAGATTTACCGAAAATTCCTGAAATCTTTCGTTTGAGCTTTGCCCAGAAGCCGTCATCCTTCACCACATACCAGTATTCGGCCACTTCCTGCTCGGCCAGCCATGCCCGGACTACTTTCTTGTTCTGGTATTTCAGCTTGTTTTTCTTGAACACCTGCTTCAATGTGGAAAGAAGGCTTTCTTCCGATTCATCCGGCTGGCAATCAAGGACCGGTTCTGTTCCCACGGTGAAGGCTGTCTGAATGTTCACAATGTCCTGCTCGAGAGGAAGAGCAATCCTGTTCGGTTCAACTTCTTTTCTTACTGCCGGCTCAATATATTCTTTCCCGGTTGTCGGGTCTGTAATCCGTTTCTCAGGCTGGGTTGTGATTTTGATTTTCGGATATTTCTCTTCATCTATCACTATCTCGTGCTTGTTCGGATTCCAGTCGTTGTAAAGAGCATGAGCATTAGGAAGCTCAGTCTTTCGTCCTTTTTTCAGATAGTAGATTTTTCTCTCTATTTCAGGTATAGCTAAAATTTCTTCTAAGGTTCTCATATTATTACATTTATTGTTCCAACTTTAAAAGGTAATCCATATTAGTCCAGCCGCCATTAGCCTTTATGCTAATTATTTTCTTTTCTAACAATTTTTTTGGAATTGCATCGTTCAAAACTCCATAGCGGTATTCGTATTTTTTATAATCCAACCAACTCACGTTTGGATTATAAATTTCAAACTTACCCCATTCTCCTTTTCTTTCAATGAGAACTAAGTTTATAAACTCACCAACTGTATGAGGTTTATCCAGTCTTACATCGTAATAAGCTGAACAGTCTCCAGACTCTTCTGAGGTTTGTATAAAGCGTATCATATTCTAAAGTTTAATGTCCAAATATTCCTGAAACGTCTTTGGGTTTCATAATTCTACCGAGAAGTTCTCCCAGCACATAGTAGCGTGCAGCATCTATGCCATGATTATCATGGTCTTCAGGTTCGTTGATGTAGTTTCCATCCTTATCCTTTGCCCATACATAGTTTCTGAACTCCCGTTGAAGGTTATAAGAACGCTTGGTGATGAATATTTCCATTCCCTGCATCTTGTCAATACCGGCATTGACAGAACCTTGTCCTTTCTCTACCGCGTATATTTTAATCCCTCCGTTATGAATCTCCTGGATGAGTCGCGGGTCCGCACTGTCGGCAATCACTCTCAAATTCCAAGGCCGCAAGGTTTTTATGATGTCTCCCGAAAGCAGTCCGGTTCTATAATCCAATTCATCCAGATACAGTGCATTGTCTATGATTCCACATCGGATAGCCGCTGTGGGGTCATTGGTATAACCAAAATCCAGCCCGATAGCTACATGCTTGCACCACATCGGGAACTCATCCACGATACCCCATTTCTTGAACACAGCACCTTCGGCTACGTCTGCCCATCGGCCGATAACCACATGGGCGTACTTCTCCGGATTCTTCTCTTTCATTTCCTTGACTTCTCTCAGGAACTCAGGAGAAAGATTCTCAATATTGTCGAAGTAAGTCGTATGAATGTGGAGAACATTGGGATGAGTTGAGACTTGAACCGGTACCCCGTCAATCTCCACCAGCCGGTGAGTATTCTCAATGTATTTCTTGTAGATGAAGTGATTGGAGTCACAGGGATTCATGATGATGATAATCCGGTTCTGAATTCCCTTCTTACGGATGGAAAGCATAATCTTGTCAAACTCTTCCTCACTGGTCCATTCCTCTGCTTCATCACAGACAAAGGTGGTGATACCCTGAATTGATTTCAACTTTGCCGTCTGATTCCCGGAAGAAGTCTTGATACCCCGGAACATGATACGACTGCCGGTCATCCGGTTTACAATATCGGTTTTGGTGGTCTTGAAATACTTCGTGGTTCCGTCCAAATCTATCTTTTCCATCATTTCTGGAATGATAGACATCCCGGCAGATACCATCGTGTAACGGGTATAAAGAATCTGGTGGACTATCTTCTCTGTGGGAGTCATTTCGAATGTCAATCGCTCAATGAAGGTGGAAGCGTTGAAAGACTTTCCCGATCCACGGCCACCGGTAATGAGAATAATAAACTTCTCACCATCAGTGTACAAAGGATGATATATCGTCTGGGGTACAATCATTTCAGTTTGTCTTTAATCCATGAGTCGATAGAAATTCCGTGGTTAATATCCTTTGGAATATCTGCGTCTTCGTCCTGACGACGTTCAACCTTCCTCCATTCATCGTCGTGATGATACAGCCAGACAGACATGGCCTGAAGATTTGGAGCCAGCTCGCTTTCACTTACCTGAAGTTCTTCTTCGCCGGTCAGGTTTCCGTCCTGGTCTTTCAGCTTCCTTACTACAGTGCTTTTTGTCTTGATACCACCCAAAGCTACAGCAAGGAACTTGGCACGTACAGCTGCAGTGATGGTCGCACGCCCGCGCGCTAATACTTCGCATAATTCAGAGTGCTCATTCTTCTTTTCACAGAAAGTCTGGGGAGCCAGACCTAACGCAAAAGCGATTTCTCTGTCCGTGAATCCCTTTTTTGCATACGTCTCCACTTGAGAAAGAAACTCCTCACTCTTGTAATCGAATTTTGGCTTTCTTCCAGTATGTTTGCTTTTTTGAGATTCACTTTTCATAATCAATCATCCGTTATTGTTACCCATATAAATGCGGCGAGAAACAGGCTTATCACCATAAATATCAATCCCTCTCTTTGAGAAATAGCTGTCTATCCTTGCCGCATATCTTTCCATTATCGACTTCGTTCTGTCTCTTATACTTCTTTGTCTGTCTGTACCAAGCCCGTATTGCCTTCCGGCGTTGTACATTATTCGTCTTGACTGTTGATACAACTGACTATATGTTTTTCTTCTGACTCGGCTTTCCTCCTAAAATTTCATGTTGTCATTCAATTCTTTCTATCTGTTCATCGAATACCTCACCCTTGATAAACTTGGAGTAGGGGTCGTAACCAAATCTCTCGCAGAAGGCTGCTTTAGCTTCGAACGTGTCAAAGGAAAGCATCAGATAAGCATCCATATCCTGTGCCTGCTTCTGAGCTGCATCCTTAACCTGTTGCTTGACTTCCTTCATGTGGGCTACCTTTTCAGCTCTTTCCATCTGCTTTGCGGCTTTCTCAGCTTCTTTCTGTTCGGTGACTGGTGCCATCATATCCTCCAAAGCATCAGCAATAGAACTTTCTTCTTCTGTCTGGAGAAGGAAATCACAGCCAATCATATTCAAATCAGCGGCCGTTAATCCAGCATCCTGGTAATCTATATCCGGAACCAACCGGGCCAAAGCATCATAATCCCATGAACCTTGCGCGTTAGGATTGTTCATCAGGATGTTCAATTCCTTTTCCTGCTTTTCGTCTACATCAATGACATCGACGCGGATTCTGTAGTCGTTTTCCGGAAACTTCTGCAGTTCATCCATCACGCTCAGACGCTGGTGACCACTGACGACGGTCAGTCCGGTCCGCTTGTTGACTACGATACCTCCAACCAGCCCGAACTTCTTGATACCCCGTTTCAACGTCTTACGGGATTCCTCAGATAACTTCCGAGGATTATAATCAGCAAAGTGAATGGCGGAACGGTTAAGTTCCACCGATTCACTCTTTATGTATTTGCTCAGTTCCATATCATCCGTTTACATTAGCGAATCGGCCTGTACCAATCCGAGTCGTTCTATCCCTCAATTTCCCTGATGAATCTCTTGCTCCAAGAAGTCCCATTCCTCGAACCCTTCTTGCTTGTGCGGCTGCTTGTGAAATTCTTGCAGCTCTATTACTTCCATCTGCATACCGTTGTGCTCCTTGTAGCTGAGCTCTTAATCTTGCAGCTTGAGCATTAATATCATTTAAACTTTTTCTTCTGACTCTGCATTCCTCCTATTAATTTTGTTTGTTTTTATGTTCCCAAAGGATTCTTTCTGCCATCGGGAATACCTTGTAAATTCTCTGTAAATCCTGCGGATAGTTCTTCTCCAGCCATAGCATGCAATCCAAATTAAATCCTACACCAGAACTGGCCTTCAGCGAATACCTGACAGGCTCCGGCAGCCCGTTCTGCTTCATGTAGGACAGGATGTCTTTCTGCGTCCAGTCTGCCAAAGGGTAGCACATACCGTTGTTCTCGTATCCGTTTGCTTCATAGCCTTTCAGCATCAGGCGGCGGTTCATGCCGTCAGCCTTCTTCATGCCCAGGAAAGTGTAGTAAAGTCCATATCTGAGCTGCATGGCCTTCACCACATCGGCCAACTTCAAAAGCTTCACTTTGTGGTTTGGCACGCAATACAGGCCACCGCGAAGAATGTAGGTAAGGTTCCAGTGGGGTGCCTGAACAAACTCTATCTTCGGATATTGGGCTTTTACCCATCCAATCCATCTTTCGATGTGCTCTAAGCCTTTGACAAAGTACATGAACACACAGACTATTCTATCAAACTTCGGGTAGATCATGTCCAGCAAAACTAAAGAATCCTTACCCAGCGACAGAAACAGCAAAACCCCGTCAGTCTTCTGTCTGACGAGGTCAATATGACTGTATGTCCTTTCTTGCAGTGTCATTATCCGCCACTCATGCCAAGTCCTGTGCGGACATTATAATACTGCTGTCTTCGGGTGATAAATCTGCCACCCTGAGAGAGACCACCATTCTCTGTAGTCAAACCTCTACGGCCACCACGGTAGCCACCAGTTGAAAATGTGCTTCTGTTTGTTCTGACTCAACGAAAATTTAAAGGGTTAAACATGCTTTTCAATAATTCTGCCAAGGTCATAAACTACCTGTGCTGCCAGATATATCTCACCTTGATAGGTGTATTCGATAAGATTGTGATTCTCATCTTCAAACAGCTCTATCTTTGCGTCTTTGACTTCTACCAGTGCGCTGGCCCTGTCTTTATTGTAGCCTACAAAGAACTGGATGGCATCGTAATGCTTAGGCTGCAAAACCCCGTCTTTCTCGACACAATACCCATCAGCGTCAAGCTGGCAGTATTTCTTCTGTGTTGTAGGCCTGATTTCTCTGAATTCTTGTGTTTTCTTGCCTGACAAGATTTCGTCAAAGAACTTCTGTTTGATGATAAGCGTAAGTATTTCCATAATCGTGTAAATTTTAAATGTTAGTTGCGGAAACAGGACTCGAACCTGTGACCCCCACCAAGTCAAAGTGGTAAGCTAACCATCTGCTCCATTCCGCGATACTTTTCTTTTTAGTATATAATTCAAAGAACTTTTACTTTTTATATTGTATTTCTTTCTCAATTCTGCATAGGTCATACCAGCCTCTCTCATTTTTTGTATTTCTAAAACCAGTTCATCTGAATACACTTTTAATTTATTGGATGCAGCCAAAGAAATCTTCTTTCTTTTTGACTCTGGTTTATCCATAGCATTTTCTGATGGTGTACCAATCGCAAGGTTATTGAATGAATTATCAAAAGAATTACCATTTAAATGCCTTACTTCTATGTTATCATTAAATATCAAATCGCCAAACTTTTGATAGGCTTGCAAACGATGTATATATACTTTGATAACTTTTGTTTTAGACACTCTTATACCAAAATACAAATACGGGTCTTTACCGCGAGTCCCGACCTTATTACCTCGTGGTGAATATGCGTTACCTTGCTTATCGACAAAATAACCTTTTTCTTTTGCTAATATTTCATATCTACTATTCATATATTCAATTATTTGCTTTTCACCAAGTCAAAGTGACGAGCTGACCACTGCTCTAACCCGCGATGGTATCTATACAAAGATACCTAATTATGAAGACAATTTTGAATAACGATTTAACACATACGAAACAATACGCTAATTGTTTGCTAATAAATCCGGGTCGTGTTCGTTGATGATTTCTTCAACGATTGCTTTTGCACGTTCTATGCCGTCCTTATAGCCTTTAGCATAGTCTGTTCTTATAGATAAGTGGCTGGTACTATAACCCAGCCACTCAATTATTTCTTGTAGGATTTCTTTCTCTATCATAACCATCTTAAATTAGAATAATACACACCATTCAATTTTGTATAATCACCATATAGCTTTACTTTGCCTTTATACATCATTGCAAACCTAGAGCTGCCAGCTGCAGCCATTATCATGGCTTCTGTTGTTTTAGAGTCATATCCGTATTTCATTACAAGGGGGTAAACTTGACTTCTAAAGAAGATTTCGCTATCTGTCATATCATTTACAGACTGGATAGGTAAAACACCATTGTGGGCAAAGTAAACACCATTTTCAGCAAACGGGTGGCAGTTGTTTCTACATTTAGAACCATGTGTCGCCCACCTCATGTGAATGATACATTCTTCTTCAACACCCACCTTTGAAAGATGAGCTAAAAACTTCTGATAGTCCATTGTTTTGTATCTATGCTTTGAAGATACAAAGCCATACCCATGATGATTGATTTTCTGAACTTTATTTAAGGTGTCCAGAGTTGGCATCTGAACACCCTTTGGTTTATAGATAATGCAACACATTTTCTTTGGCTTATAGGTTTCTTTCTACTTCTGCTTCTATTAATTCTACGTCTATGTCTGCTTCTATTTCGATGTCGCCATCGTAAGCCGTGACTCTCTCTATTTTCACGCTAGCGCTGTCCGTCACCCATCTTTTGTTCAGAAACATAGCCCCGTAAGGCTCATAACTGCCCTTAATCTTATAGCTGCCTTCAATCTCTACCAGCACGTTGTCTTCAGCATCTATGACAAACTTACCTTCGCTGTTATTTATTGCGTCAAGTATTGCGTTTACCAACATCTTTTCAATTTTCTTCATAATCGTAAGTTTTAAGTTTATAAATTATATTTTAGATGTGTGAGGCTCATGCAAGAACCTCAGCACGTGATTTGAAGAATGATTTCTCTTTCTTTGTCAAGAAAGGTATTTCGTCAATTGAATTGACTTCTGAACTCAGTACGTTCTTTTTAGACCAAGCTACCAGTTTGGCACAGAAGTTGACCCAGTTAGAGATTTTCTCGAAGTCAGTAGAACCTTGATGCTGTCTGAATTCTATAGTCTTGTGACGGGCGTAAGAACAGGCATTTACTTTGAAATATCTATTGTCTCTCATAGCGCTTAGAACGTCATATCTCGTTCTGCAGTGTTCAAAACTTATACCTTGAAGTGTCTTGCACCACTGGCTGTTGTTTGCACGTCTTGAACGGGCCATGAACGTATCTATCACTTTCTCTAATTTCTGATAATTCTTGAATACATTCACATACGCTTCGCCAGACAGAGTTGCGACCCCGATATGAACATGCAAACCTGTAGATATATTTACTTGTGCATTTGCTTCATTTAAAGCTTTGCAGCAGGTTTCTAGGCTTTTCATACCTGCCTTACCGGTAAGAACCGGTGAAACACATTCGATAGGATTTTCACCTCTGATAGAAGAATCAGAAACAAACTTATAGTAGTGATTATTGTCAACGTGATTGTAACCTTCATACTGAAAAGGCATTTCGTTTCTTGTTGCACTTTCTCTCATAAGACTTGCAGCTACCAGGCATTCAATTTCAACACCAAAAGTGAACTTGTGTGTTTCTCTGATTGCCTTTGGCAATTCAGACATAAGCAATTCAACTTCATACTTTCTCAAACCCAACTTGACGAAAGCTGCTTTCTTTGCTGCCTTAGAACCTTTCATGCTCTTAATTTCTTCTACCTGTTCTTTTAATGTCTTCATAATCGTGTGTGTTTAAATTGTTGTTACTTCTTGTTTGATGATGTAAATGTAAGCTATATATATCACACAGCAAAATAAAATGTGATTTTTATTGTCATGTTTAACATATTTTAGTGATACAAATATATCACACATCATTATATTACATACCTTTGCAAAAAAGAAAACACTATGAATAGAATTAAAGACGTAATTAAAGAGAAAGGTTATACAATAACAAGCCTTGCCGAAAAGATAGGGATTGCACGTGAAAGCCTGTCAAGAATGATAGTTTCTCCATCTTATCCAACTTTAGAAAAGATTTCATCTGCATTAGAAGTTCCTATATGGCAGCTCTTTGCATCACCTGGCGAGGTCTGTCCTGTTTCAGGGGAAGTCTCCGGCTTTGTGAAAGTAAAAGGAACTCTTTATGAAGTTCACTCGTTTGAGGATTTGGATAAACTATTAAAAATGAAAGATTAAACATCATGGAAACACCTACTAAAGAGAATACTCTTTACTTGCCTATAAAACAAGTTTATTTCGACCAGATAATAGCAGGCACAAAGAAAGAAGAGTATAGAGAAATAAAAGAGGGTATTACCGCTAATCGTTATTTGCTCAAAGATAGAAACGGCAAATATGTTCTTAATCCTGATGTAACCCAACCAGATAAAGAATATTTCATTGACGATTATAATAACGGAAATTTTCCGTTTGTACCTAAACCTTACAAATATTTGTATATTGCCGTTGGATATGCCAAAGAACGTGATACGGCTTTAGTAGAGGTTGACGGCTTTAGGTTCATACCAAATATGATACGTGCTGATTTATATGCTTTTTGGCAAATAGCTTTTCATTTAGGTAAAATAATAGAAATACATAGAAAATAAATAAGGCGGGGAATTCCGCCTTAAATTATCTACCTCAAATTATCCGCCATTAAGGCCCATGTAGGTACGTTTTGAAACTTGTGTATTCCAACTGGTTCCATTTCTATTGAAGTTTCCAAGATACCTGCCTGCAATCCTATTTACAAGATTATTGGGGTTGTCAAAGTTACTTCCATAACGCTGTTGAGCTAATCTGTTAGCTTGTCGGGCTATTTCCCAACCTGATTTTGTTCTTCTTCTGACTCGGCCTTTAAAATTTAAATTTGTTAGACATAAAAATTCAAACAAAGGGACTTTATCCCCATTAGAAACATTCTGTTACTTGATCAGTTCTTTGGCTTTCAACCTTTCTAAAATCTGGTTGTAAAGATACTCTATATCCTGCCGGAAATCCTTATACTGCTGGTAGATAAAGGAAACATCAGCGATATTGTTTGATATTACACACGGGGAAACATCCGGGAACACGCCGGAGATTTCTGCCCGGATACCGTTCGGCAGCCGTCCGCCGGCAAGCACGCTGGGGGCGAACAAGAACAACACGATGAAGAGGAACTTCTTCCGCTGGGTAACACTTTCTGGATTGGGCGGACAATCTGTTCTGGAAAGTATCTCTCTGAACCACTCATAAATCTCCGGAATGAGAGTAAAATCAGTCAGGATAGGGGAGGATAACTCCTGCTCACGTTCAGATAATCTTGATTTCTGTTCACGTATTGATTTCAACTCCACGATTGATGAAAATTCTTTTGTCATAGCACGATTTATTTAGTTGGAAATTCTTATATTTGCATCATTAATCGTGTGGGGGAGTTGGCTTCTAATCGTGTGGGCTGGCTCCCTTTTTTATTTTATGCCAGATGATATGCGTTCAGGATGGCGAAAGCGTACACAATAACCGTAACCAGACTGTCCAGGAACACCGCCCATGCTCCCAGCTTTTGAGTCTGACTGAAACTCATGGCCAAGACAATGAGGAAACATACCCATTGACTTGAGAACAATCCTATACCCAAAAGCAAAAGCCCGACGGTATCCATGAACAATGCAACATGGAGCCACGGATGCGCCGTCAGATACCATCTTTTTGATGTCTTATCCAGCTTCTGAAAGACTTTTACATGTCGGTACAGGGATTTACATCTAAACAGCTTCGAAAACTCATACAGGGCTTGCAGAATGATTAAGGCGTAGAATACGTGCTTCATGGTCAGTAGCTTTTATCTCCGTGCTTGTACGGACGAAGTTCATTGTATTTCATCTTCTGTTCGATGTGCCAGAATATGTCGATGTTTCTGTCCCTGCAGAAAGCGAATATTTCGTCAAGAACTACCGTTATATCCCATTCCATGATATAATTTGTTATATTATACATGGACTCGGTAAATGTCATTTCGGAATAATTATCCGTATCACTCTCATTGTAATCAAAGTCATCTAAATCGTATCCTGTCACCCCAGCATAATCAAATAACCTGATACAGGCATCCGCAAGTTCTTCCTCAACGGTACCTTTTATTGTCTCTTCATAGGCAAATATAAAACCATTCTTTTTTGGTATGCTTGGAATATAACTTCTACAAATTTCATGATACATATTTACGTTGGCGTGCCTTCCTTTTCTGTCAGCTTCCACTGCTTCCATAAGTTCTGATATTACCAAGCAAAGCCAGTGTCTGTTACTCTTTTTTTCTTCATGCCATCCGTGTAATACTGCGCACTGATAGGCTTTATCTCTCAATTTATTTAGATTCATAACCGTTTACTTTATTGAATTCTATTTTTTTATTTCAATTCCTCGCATATCTTTTCTATGCAATCAGCGTTTTCCTCGTTCAGCCATTCCTTAGCCACATTCCATGAAATGCTTTTGCCGGGTTTGAAATTGTCGATTCTGGTACTATGGTGAGAAAGTTTACCTTCAGTCGGCTTCAATCCAGACTCATGCAATTCACATAGTCCGTCCTTGAAAAACGTACACCATTCTCCTTCCTGCTTTGCCTGTATCATCGGTACAGGAATATCAATTACACCCATAATGATACCTACATACCATTCAGTTGCTGCAAGCCTGTCTTTATATCCGGCTTCGATAAGCCTTAAAACATCTTGCGGAGTACCCAAACAAGGCGTATGACATTGCTGCTTACATAACTTGCATTTACACTGTACCGGCTTACGTCCGGTCTTTCTGATTATTCTTTGTAACTGAGTTTCTTTAATAAGTAAGCTCATTTTGTTTCCTCCATCTTAAAATTCCAAAAACCAAGTTTTCCTTTCACATTCATAATCGGCTTATCAAACAGTACCGCATCCTTCAGTACCCAGTTCCAGACACCTTTTTCTGTCCAGACTGAAGGATGGTTTTGTACGCAGTCGGCTATTACCACGCTGCCGATGATGGCACCAAAAGGTAAATCATCATAGAATATGCTTCTAAGATTGGAGGAGTGCATTTGAAGTTTTAATCCTTGCTCTTCATTTAATACCCAACCCTCTCCTTTACCTTTGCTTGCATGTATCAGTACCCTCTGACCGATATACTTCTGAGGACACTTCCATGTCCTGTTCTCAATGTCTTTGATACCGTGAACGATAAGGCTCGCCCACGGTTGTTTGATGGATATTGCTTTCATTTCTTATAACTGTCATTGATTTTTTTGCACTCATTGTATATATCTTTTGGAACAATGACATATCCTTTCATATCAAAAGGTTGCAAGTCGTTTCTTCTCCAATATCTGTCGAGTACATAACCAACATATAGTTTGTTTGTAGCATTAACTTTTAGACCATAGAGATATAATGCAGTTTCCTCAAGATATTTTTTTTGTATATACTGGACTGATGCTATCTCAGAACAAAGTTCACACCCTTTATATAAAAGTGTTTCTCTGATAACATCATGTCCGTTTATTTCATCATACTTCTCGATAGTCTTTATATCGACTCTGTTTTTATCTTCTATTGTTTTCATTGCTTTCCTTTGTAACAATACTTCGGTAAATTTTTACCGATAAATTAAAATTAAACATAGAATCGGCATAATCCGGTTCAAAATTATATTCAAGAGATCATTGAAATACTG